CTTCTCTGTAAGCCAAAGACCCGCCAGCAAGGCTATGGTTATTACGCACCATGCTGATAGTACCAGGGCGCTTTTTGACATGACCAAACGCTTCCACGAGCACTGTCCTGACATCTTAAAACCCCACACGAAATACTCTAGTCGCAGGGAGATGAACTTTGACATTCTTGATTCTAGTTTTGTGGTGGCAACAGCTGGTGGCGAAAGCATCGGCCGTGGTGAAACTCTTACACATGTACACGCCTCCGAGTTGGCCTTTTGGCAAAAAAGTACTGCATTGGACAACTGGAACGGTCTTACTCAGGCTGTCCCAAATACGCCAGGCACTGCCATCTTTGTCGAAAGTACAGCGAACGGTATTACAGGGGTTTTTCACGACCTGTGGGCTGGTGCAGTTGATGGTAGTAACGGCTATGTGCCTGTTTTTATTCCTTGGTTTGCTGGTCCTGAGTACCGGGAACCTGTTACGACTAAGTTTGAGCGATCTCCTGAAGAAACTGAATTAGCAGATAAATATGACCTGGACGATGAGCAGCTCATGTTCCGCAGAAAGAAGATAGCCCAGAATGGACTTGACCTGTTTAACCAGGAGTACCCTTCCTCGCCTGAGTCAGCCTTTAGAAACACGGGTCGCCCAGTGTTTAACCCTGAGCAGCTTGTAGGCTCTCTGGCAGACACCAGAGACCTAGAGCAACGACTAGCCTGGGAAGATGACGAGTGGCGAGACAATGCCAGGGGCGAGTTATTTACCTGGCGTAAACATGTGCCCGGTGAAAGTTACTGTATTGGCGCCGACCCAGCAATGGGCCTGCGTGACGGTGACTACAGTGTTGCCCAGGTACTCGATTCAAAGAAACGACAAGTGGCCTGCTTTAGAGCACACGTTCACCCTGACTACTTTGCTCAGATACTGTTTGCCCTTGGTACATATTACAACGATGCTTTAGTCGCTGTTGAGAACAACAGTCACGGCATACTGACCTGTACCAGGCTAGGTAAAGATCTGGCCTACCCAAATTTTTACACTGAGGTCCAGGTTGACAAACTTACGGACCGAGAAACTATAAAACTAGGTTTCACAACTACATCAAAAACCAAGCCCCTAATTATTGACCAGCTCCGTGCATCTATGCGTGAAAAAGAGATTGAGCTAAATGACAAAGTCACCGTGCGAGAAATGATGAGTTACATCGTCACTGAGTCGGGCGCAATGCAGGCTGAGTCTGGCTGCTTTGATGACTGTGTTATGAGCCTAGCAATAGCAAATCACGTTCACCAAGGCGCTTGGGAACCCGTGGAATCCAGCGACAACTACTATATTGAGATGGTATAAAAATGGCTAAAAAAGACTACAAGAAACTTGATGACGGAAACATTGTCACGCTTATTGATGACTGCATCGGTAGGTCCGTGGGATATTCTGACAGCGAGTTAAGTACTGAGCGTAGTAAAGTCATAGACTACTACAATGGGACGCTACCTAAGCCTATCCACGATGGTAACTCTAAGTACGTTTCACTCGATGTTTATGACGCTGTCGAGTCGCTTCGCGCTGCACTGCTCGAAACTTTTAGTAGCGGCAACAAGACAGTCAAGTTCGCTGCACAGAATCAAGACGATGTACTAATGGCGCAGGTATGTACTGAATATACCGACTATGTGTGTCACAGACAGAATGACCTGTACAACATCATGAGCAGCGTTATTTTTGATGGACTAGTAGCCCGTGTAGGTGTCGTAAAAGTATTCTGGCAAGAGTCCAATGAATACGACTATGAGGACTTTGAGGATCTGACTGAAGACGAGTTAGACATGCTGCTGGCGCAAGATGGCGTTGACCTGGTAGATGATGAAGAAGATGACTTAGGTCTTCACACAGGTACCATTAGTATTGAGGTAGACACCAGCCAAGTAGTCATTGAGAACATTGCCCCAGAAGAGTTCCTAATCGAAGCCCAGGCAAAGAATCTTAAAGACGTAAACTTCTGCGCCCACCGTACCAAAAAGACTATCAGTGAACTCCGGTTGATGGGTTATGACGAGTCCAAGATCGACAAGATAGGTGAGCACAATGATGTTGACTTGGAGACTGACCAAGAGGTCCTTTCACGGTTCGAGAACATAGGCAATGGCCGTGGGTTTGACTCTGACGGATACCAGGACCAGGTAAGGACTGTAATGGTCTATGAAGCCTACATAATGTTAGACGTAGAGGCGACTGGTGAGGCCGAGCTGTACCGGGTAGTAAAAGCAGGTAATGTCCTCCTAGAGAAATCTAAGGCTACCAGGCGTCCTTTTGTAACCTTCTGCCCACTACCCGTCCCGCATACCTTTTACGGTAACAACTACTCGTCAAAGGTAATTGCTACCCAAAATGCCAGGACCGTGTTAACCAGGTCTATCCTGGATCACGCGATGATCACCAACAACCCACGCTACACAGTACTCAAGGGCGGCCTAACTAACCCTCGAGAGCTTATTGACAACCGCGTAGGTGGCCTGGTCAATGTGACCCGACCTGATGCTATCTCTCCGATGCTCCAGGCACCCTTGAATCCATTTATCTTTCAGACCATCAGTATGCTTGACGAGGACAAGGAAGATACCACTGGTGTATCTAAGATCAGCCAGGGCCTAAATAAAGATGCCTTAAGCCAGCAAAACTCAGCCGCTATGGTTGAACAGTTGGCGACTATGTCTCAGCAGCGCCAGAAGATAATCGCTAGGAACTTTGCGTCACAGTTCGTAAAACCATTGTTCCAGGAAGTCTATCTACTGTGTGTCGAGAACGAGAGCCAAGAAAAGATAGTTGAGCTATCCGGTAAGTATGTACAGGTCAACCCTCGTGCCTGGAAAGAAAAGCGCGATGTCACTATTGAGATGCACCTGGGCTATGGCGAACAGCAGAAAGAGGCTGAGAAGTACCTGCAGCTACATACAATGCTGTCAGCAGATCCAAACCTAAGTGTAATGTATCAACAGGACAATCAGTACGAGCTCGCTAAGAAGATCATGACCATGTCAGGGATAAAGGACGTAGATTCTTACCTCACAAATCCAGAGGAGCTTCCAGAGCCACAGCCAGATCCAGCTGAAGAAATGCAGAAACAAATGCTACAGAAGCAATTGGAGCTGCAGGAGCGCCAGACCGCCGTTGGCGAGATGAAGCTACAAATGGATATGCAGATGGCAGAGATGAAGAACGAGATTGAGCGTATGAAGCTCGAGAACCAGTTAGCCATAACCAGTGATCAGCTAGATCACAAAGTGGACCAACTGGAGCATAAGAAAGATATGAACATGGCCGAACTTGTACTGGCGCAAAATGCCGATGAAGTGACCGCTATTGCATCACCGAATGGCTAGAGATAGTCAGGAACCACAGCCCACTTCGGTGGGCTTTTTTGTATGTGTCTTAAGGAGACGAAGCAACAATGAAGACAGAAGAGCAACTAGTAAACGAAGGGATGGCAGCTGAGGCATTACTTAAAAATGAAGCCTTTAACTCAGTAGTAAACGACCTGGTAGATATTACCTTTCAGTCCTTTGCTACATCCAGCCCTGGGGAAAACGAAAGCCGCGAAGGTGCTTACCAGAACTACAAGGCCCTGGTCGATATTGTTAACACCCTAAAGCAACGAGTCGCAATACGCGATGACATTAATGAGAGAGCAAGCGAAAGCCGCTCAGAAGAGGAATAAGGATCATGTCAGATTTTGATAACGTCCAAGATGAACCCACTTCGGAATACCACGGTCTCGACTCAGTCGATGATGCAGTGGACGCAATTCTTGGAAATTGGGATGACCCTGATGAAGATCAGGTATCTGAACAGTCTCAAGAGGCAACAGATGATGCCACCGAGGAGACAGGTGACGAATCTGAAATAGAAGAAAGCGAAGGTGAAGAAGACGATCAAGAAAGTGAGGACCCTGAAGAAGAAAACGAAGAGTCAGAAGACAGCGAAGAAGACCAGGAAGAGCAGCTAGAGGAAGTTGATCTAGATGAAGATACTTTGGTCGAAATTACCGTTGATGGCGAAGCGAAGCAGGCATCCATAAAAGACTTGAAAAGACTCTATGGCCAAGAGCAG